TGATGACCGAACGTGGTCATGAAGTAATTCACTATGGTCATGAAGATAGTGACCTTATCTGTACTGAACACGTCGGAGTTACAACCAACAACGACCTAGAAATTGCGTATGGTTCATATGACTGGAGAAACAACTTCTTCAAGTATGATGTTGCCGACCATGCATATCAAACATTTTATAAGAACGCAATCCGTGAGATTGAAAAACGAAAGAAGAAGTTTGACTTCATTCTTCCATTCTGGGGTGCAGGTGTCCGTCCTATTTGTGACGCACACAAAGACCTAATCTGTGTCGAACCTGGTATTGGTTATGCTGGTGGTCACTGGGCTCGTTGGAAAGTATTCGAATCATATGCAATCATGCACGCATTCTATAACATGGAGGGTGTTGGTATGTGTAAATCTGATTGGTACAATGTTGTCATCCCTAATTACTTTGATGTCAATGATTTTGAATACTGTCCAGAGAAGAAGGAAGATTACTTCCTATTCCTAGGTCGTGTATACGATGGTAAAGGTGTCAACATCGCCATTGAAGTGACAGAGAAGATTGGGGCTAAACTTATCATTGCAGGTCAAAATCCTGACAATCGTACTTTCCCTGACCATGTTGAGTTTGTTGGTTATGCTGACGTTGAAACTCGTAAACGTTTAATGTCACGAGCAAAGGCATCGTTTGTTGCTTCTATGTATGTTGAACCATTTGGTGGAGTACAGGTAGAGAATCTTCTCTCGGGAACTCCTACTATCACTACAGACTGGGGTGCATTCACTGAAAACAATCCCCATGGTGTAACTGGTTATCGTTGTAAGACTTTTGATGACTTTGTACATGCAGCGTTGACAGTTGACAAGATTGACCCTAAAGTATGTCGTGAACATGGACTCAAGTTTACACTAGATAATGTGGCCCCAATGTATGAAAAGTTCTTCCAGGACGTCATGAACGTATACACTGGTAATGGTTGGTATGCATTAAGTGACGAGACCCAATCAATGTTAGATAAACTAAAGGAGACTGAATGAAGAAACTACTACTAGCACTTCCAATACTTCTATTACTACCTACACCAGTTCTATCACAGTATAGAAGTTCACAACGGGGTTACTATGAAGAACAAGTATGTTTCAAAGATGTAATCAGTGAAGAATACGTTCCTGGCAATAGGAACAGAAGAGGTTATGTCGTTAGAAGAATAGACAAACAAGAAGTTCCCTGTAACAATAGAAGACCCAACACTTATAATCAAGGAACACATAGAGATAATACTGATAATAATAGTTGTGTTGAAGGTAGTGTCATCGGTGCAATTTTAGGTGGTGGACTTGGTGGTGCATTTAGTAGAGGTAATGGAAGATGGTTAGGTGTACCTGGTGGTGCAGTCGCCGGTGCCCTAATCGGTTGTCAGATTGATGGTGGGTGAACCACTTGACAAACTGGCCAGGACCCCTTGACGGGGGTCCTTTTTTATGTTATGATATAAATATACAGAAAGGGATTTCCTATGGCGTCATGTAAAAATACTCACCTTGAACACATAGAAGATGAAATCATTAATAAAGGTGTAAATGGTGGTCACCAGGCAATCAAAATGCTTCGTAAGATGGGTGACTTCTTGTCAGGTTCCCCCGGTCCAGCACCACTTGTAACCACAAAATTTGATGGTGCACCTGCTATTGTATGTGGAATTGACCCAACTGATGGTAAGTTCTTTGTAGGCACCAAGTCTGTATTTGCTGTTACTAATCCAAAAATATGTAAGTCACAGGGAGATATACAAAGATTGTATGACGGAACACTAGCTAATAAGTTATCTGATTGTCTACGATATCTACCGTCAGCTAACATCAAAGGTGTCCTACAAGGTGACCTGATGTTTACTAATGATAAGAGGTTAGAGATCATCAAGGGACAAAACTATATCTCATTCCGTCCCAATACTATTACGTATGCAGTCGAACCTAGTACACCATTAGGTAAAGACATTAACAATTCACGGATTGGTATTGTCTTCCACACCAAGTATGAGGGACCATCATTACCTGAGATGAAAGCATCGTTTAGTATATCTAAAAGTGATTTCAAATCCGGTGGTGAAGTATGGGCTCAACGTGCCGAGTTTCAAGACATCAGTGGTGCTGCAAGTTTGTCAGGACCAGAAAAAGTTGCATACACTGCAGCAGTGAATCGTGCTGAAGGTTCACTCAAACAAACCGGTACTATACTTAACAAAATTCAATCTGGTAAGAAAACATTACAGATTGACACAGAATTCAAAAAGTTCTTCAATGGTTACATCAAAACAGGTAAAGGTGTTCCACCAGTAGAACGTGCATATAAAGATTTTTACTATCACCTCGGTCAAGAGTATGACAAAGCAATCAGTAAGAACAAAACACTAGCGGCACAAGAAAGTAAGGTAAGTAAGTTTGTCAGTGCAGTAGATTTCTTAGAGACCAACCAACGACAAATTAAAATGTTAATTGCTAGTTACCTAAACATTATTGTTGCCAAGAATATTCTTGTCAGAAAGATGAATCAGGTAGGTGGACTCAAACTATTTGTTGACATGGGTAACGGTGACTATCGTGTAACTAATCCAGAAGGTTTTGTTGCAATACAATCTACAGGTGCAATTAAACTTATTGATAGATTAGAGTTCTCACGTTTGAATTTTATCGTGCCAAAGACATGGTAACTAAATACTTCAAAAGTATAAAAAATCAATGAACTATAGTGAATACTGTAAGTTTATTAGTGAGACAGAAGATCCACTATACCAAGTAGAAGGCGACATTCCTAGGTGTCCACCTGGATACGTTTTTAATAAGGAAAAGATGGACTGTGTCCCTAAGACAAAGAAGGATAGTATAAAAGGTAAACTAAGTGATTCTGATAAGAAGGATCTGAAACCTGGTAATACTTCATTCAATGTATGGGGTAAGACTGGTTTGAATGGTGATGGTTATGCGTGGGAAGATGGTAGTAATCTAGGTGGTAGTAACGGAGACATCACACCGGAGCCACGATGAAGACATTCACATCCTACCTAAAGGAAAACGCCAAGGCACAAGAGAAAGCAACCATGTTAGGTCTTGCTTATTCTGGTTTTGGTTTATGGAAAGATCCTAAGACTGGTAAAATCACATACAAAACTGATGGTGACAATCTAGTTCCAGTCAAACCAGAGGATAAACTCACCATGGCTGATGCAGAAAACGACGAGGAGGAAGGAGACTCTAAGAAGGCTTCTATGAGACCTGAAGACAATGCAGAGAAGGGTCTTGGTATGGATGCAGGTTCTGGTGTAGGACCAGCTGGAGAGGGTGACGCACAGTTCCCAGGTGATCAGGAGGAGCCAGACACAGCACAGGCACCATCAGATTTCAATCAAGGTCAGGGATGGGAACCTGGACCTGATGGTGATACATGTGTAGGTGGAGAAGAACCTAAACCAGAGGGAATCGTTAAAGACACATTCGTAAGTAAGGGTATGAATGATAAGAATTGGACCGCTGGTTCAGATGGTTCAAACTATACGACTGAAGAACTGTTTAATGAAATCAATGGTAATCCAACAGGAACTGGTTTACAATCACCAGGTGAGAAAGCTGCCGCTATGGGTCTTCAAAGTGATGGTCATGGTGGGTATATTGACCCTAAGACCGGTCAACTAGTTGCAAGAACTGTGAATGGTGAACTTGCGTTCTATGATTCGGGTCCTGGTGGTGGTATTGTAGCAGATGGTAATGGTGGTGCACTTGTTACTCAAGCACAACCATCATGGAGAGATTCACGGTCTGGTATTGCAATGACTCCACCATGTAAACCAGAAGATCCACAAGAAGCCTCGGCAGTTGCACCACCAACACCTGCCACTGCACCCATGGGTTTCAATGCCTTTATGAAGAAGAAACAGGATGCGGCATACGAAATGCCACAAGAAGAACCACAGATGGAAGCAGAACCAGAACAGGTAGAACAAGAACAAGACCTATCTACTGACATGTCCTCTGGG